TTAGCCCTGCCGGTGTTGCTGCGGCCGCGCAGCCGAGACCTCTCCTCTTTCGACGTCATATGCCGCTTCGATCAGGAGACGGATGGCAGCCTCTACGGCCATGTCAGGGCGGAAGGCCGTGCCCCATAGAGCTTCGGGCTGCAACGAGCTGTCGGTGGCCATGTAGTGAACCTGCAGGATGCCAATCGCATGGTGTAGCTTTTCCAGTCCGCTAAAGGGGCGCTGCGCGTTCATGGATACACCCTCCCCAGAAGCTCGCGGGCCTCGGCCCAGATCTCGGGGGCATCGGCGGCAGTGAGCATCGCGCCGCCCCAAAAGGTGAATGCCACGACCTTCGCTGCGAAGTCGGCGGCGCTCACGCTCGGGGTGGCACGAAGTCTCAGCTCCAGAGCATTAAGTTCCTTGATCCCCTCGTCGAGGCTCTCGTCCGACGTATTTACGCCGAGTGCATCGAGACGGTCGTTCACGGCTTGCCACTCCCGGAACAGGCGAAGGACAGGGGTCTCTTGCGGCTGCGACCTAGGGGCGGCCGGAATGGTAGCGGCAAGCGCGAGCGGCGCCGCGAGCAAGAGAGTACGGCGGCGGGCATCATGTGCCAAGGCACAGGCCCCTGACGGGGGCTGAAGGCTATGTTTCATGGTTTTCTCACTGGTTCGGCTTGCTACGGCCGTCGCCGGTGACGGACCGGCAGCCGGGGGGTAGCAACTTGCCAGTGAGACAAGCAGAACGCTTTTAAGGGTTACCCCTCTGGACAGCACGTCCTACCCCGGCCTATAAAGGTCCGGTAGGAGGCGTGCCGCCAAGCACGTCCTTCGTAGCCGAAGGCTACACTTCACCGCCCTTCCTCGCCAAAGGAAGGCACCTCGCCAAAGGTGATGCGGCTATCACTGGTCCGGGTTGCTACGCCCAAGGACATCATTCCATTCCACACGGCGAAACGCAAGCCTGCCCTTCGGGGCGGCGGGCGCGCCATTCAACGGGATGTTGAGCGCCGCGCCACGCATGGAGGCGTATAGGCCGCGCTCTCTCGGGGTTTTCCCACTCGCCGAGTAACGGGGCGCTGGCGCGGCATGCTGAGCCGCAGGGCGCGCCAGCCCTGTTTCGTCACCCGAAGAGCGCGTCCATCAGCTCGGGGGTGAGGGGATGCCCCGACCGCTCATGCACCGCCGGCGCCGAGCCCCCTCGGCTCGCATGGATATGGTCGAGCCATGCGTCGTCCAGGGCCGCGAGGATCCGCACATGGTGCGGCTCGAGCGGCGTCCGCATCAGCCGGGTCCACGCCTCGATCTCCGTCCAGGCGATAGGGTTCGGTCCCGCGGCGTGAAAGGTGCGGCATCGGGAGAGCTGCCAGAAGGCCTGCCACAGCACCTGGCCCGCCTCCGGCACCAGAGGGTTGCGGCCCGCTGCGGCCTTGGCCAGAGCGGCGCGGAGCTGGCGTTCGAGGCGCTTCATCGGGTCCATCACCATCTCTTCCTCGGGTTGCGCTGCCATTGCTCGATGCGCCGGGGGATGTTCTTGTCCACCTGGTTCATCCCGGCCGCCGTGATCTGGGTCGACCGATCTTCCGCCTTCTTCAGGATGCGACCTTCGAGATCGGGCGAGAGCGTGACCTCGACATGCACCTGGGACTTGCCGCCCACGGCACCAACCGATCCGCCGGAGGGGCCACCCGCCGCCGCCCGCGCGCCACGCCGCATCGCCTCCACGGCCGCCACGCCGCCCGCCCGCGCCACGTCGTTCTGGCTCCAGACGACCTCGCCCTTGTGGACGATGCCTGCCGGCTCATGACGCCCACCGGGGCCGGTGTAGCCACCCGAGGAGAAGCCGATGCCGCTGAGAAATCCGCCCACGGCGCCGCCGAGGCCTCCGCTCCAGAGCCCCTCAAAGGCTTGGCTCAGCATCATGTCGGCCAGCTTTGCGGCTACCATGCTCAGGGCATCCCTGAAGCTCAGCGCGCCGGTCACCAGACCCTTGAAGGCCCCCTCCATGGTCGTCTTGGCTTCGCTGAGCGCATCCTCGAACGCCTGGTGCCGCTCCCGCGCCTCGTCGGCTCCTTGGCCGGCCTTCACATAGTCCTTTGCAAGCTGGTCGATCTCGGCCGCGAGCTGCGGAGTGATCTCGACGCCGTCCTTCTGCGCCGCGACCAGAAGCTCGGCGCGCTTCGAGGCGTATTCGGCCACATCGGCATAGCCCTGCATCGAGGCCTCGGCCGCGTTCAGCGCCGCGGCCTCGGCCTCCAGTGCGGCCGTCGCCTCGCGGATGGAGATCACCTGCCCGGCATATTCCGACTTCGGGGCCGATCCTCCGCCGCCCCCAGCCTTGGAGGCGCCGGCGTCGAGGAAGTCGCCGTAGCTGTCCACCCCCGGCCGCTGCGGGCGCGGCGAGGTCTTCGGCGCGTTCTTCGTCCCGGTCCAGGCGTTGCGCACGTTCCCGGTGTCGCCGCCGCGCTCGTCGTCCGAGGTGGCAACAGACCCGCCCGGCAGCTCATCCCGAAGCGTCCGCGCGATCCCGACCGCGCGAGCGAGAGCGGCGGCAAGCCCGCCGATGCCCGCGATCACGTTCGAGAACTGCGCTCGATCGACTTCATCGAGGGCGGACATGGCCGCATTGGCACGGGTCGTCACGCCGGTGAGGCCGGTCTCGAACTCCTCTGCGGTGATCGAGCCATCGCGCATTCCCTCGACCAGCCGTCTCGTCTCTTCGGCCACGGCCGCCAGCTCGGCCGAGGCCTCGCTGTAGCCCCACGCCTCGAGCGTGGCGGCCACCTGTTGCATCTCTGGGATAAGGGCCGAGGCGCGGTCGCCGAGCAGCTCGTAAGCCTGCCGGATGCGCGCCACCTCCTCCGCATGGGCCTCGAGCGCGTCCCGGTCCCCTGCGAGCGCGTCGGCAACCCCAGGGCCGAGGAGGGCATCGGTCTGCGCTCGGTCGGGGAAGATCTCGTCCAGCCGCGCGCGAAGGTCGATAGCTTCCGCGGCGGCCTCCGCTGCCCCCACCATGATGGCCTTGAAGAAGTTGCCGGCCGTGGTCGTCAGCTCCTGGAACTTGCGGTCCAGCTCGGCGGCCCTCTGGATCATCTCCGCGTCGAGCACGGCGCCGGCCTCGTGCGCCCGGGCAATCGTCTTGCGGAGCCCGGTCTCGCCCTGGCTGAGAAGCTCCACGAACCGCTCGCCGCCTGTGCCGCCGAAGATCTCGTCCGCCACGCGGATCTGCGCGGCGCGGTCGAGGCCTTCCATCCGGCGGATGATCTCGAGCATCAGCTCGGACGGGTCCTTCAGCCCGTCGCGCAGCGCCGAGGCGCTGAGGCCGAGCCGCTGGAAGGCCTCGGCCGCGGGTCCGGCGCCGGTCACAATGAACTCGTCGGCGCGCAGGGACAGCTCCTTGAAGCCGTCCACCAGACTGTCGACCCCGATTCTGTTCTGCTCGGCTACGAACTTCCATTCCTGGAAGGCCTGCGCCGAGAGGCCTGCGCGCTTCGCCTCGTCGCCGAGCTGCGCCACGCTGCGAACGGTGTCGGTGATGCTGGACGAGATGCCGGCGAAGGCCGCCGTGATGACGCCGCCCGCGAGGCCGCCGATGAAGGCCTTCCCGAAGGTGCCCATGCGGGCCGAGGTCGAGGCGAGCGCCTGGTTGATCCGGGACGTGCCGCGGACCATGTCCTGCTCCATCGCCTGCGTGGCCGAGCGCGAATCCCGCCGCAACCGGCTGTAGGTCCGCGTCCCGCGCTGCTCGGCCCGCTGGAAGTTCTTCTCGAAGTCGCGCACCCGCGCCTCGAGGAGCACCACAAGCCGCTCCTGGTCTCCTGCCATCGTGCCCTCCTCAGGCGGTCCACATGTCGTCGGTGAACCACGACGCCGATGTGGTGAATTGCTCTTCGCCCGCGGCGGCGCGCGCCACGGCCATGGCGGTTGCCACCGCCCCGTCGATCTTGTTGCCGGACTTGCCCTTGTGGAACGAGCGGTTCCCGGCCTGATCGATGTGCATCTGCACGTTGCCGAAGTTCCATCGCAGCACGGGGTGGCCCCCGTGGCGGAAGCGCCGGCCGATGATCGCGCGCTCCAGCTCCTTCACGGCCGGCGCCATGGTCACCCACCCCTGCCGGAACTCCACCGCCGGAAGCGCATCCTCGGTCAGGTTCGCCATCATGGCCCGGCCATAGGTCGGGTCGAAGGCGATCTCGCGGACGTTGAACCGAGCGCAGAGCTCGCGGATGTGCGCCTCCACCGCGCGCAGATCCACGGTGTTGCCCGGGGTCGGGATGATGAAGCCTTCCTCCGCCCAGGAGACATAATCGACGCCATGCCGTTCGCCCCGGGCGCGGAGATTGTCCTCGGGGCAGAAGAACCACGGATGGACCTGGTAGCCGTCCTGCCCGTCCTGCCATGCCGCCACGACGCAGGTGAGGTCCTCGTTCTTCGAGAGGTCCACGCCCAGCCAGCACGGCGCCTGCACCATCTCCAGCTCTTCGAGGTCCACCTCGTGCGCGCCCTCGTCGTAGACGTGCATCTCGACAAAGGGCGAGGTCGTCTGATCGAGCCAGCGGTTAAGGTTGAACTGGAGGAAGCTGTCGCGCTCGAACGGCGAGTGAACCGCCTTCCGGGCTTTGTCGCGGAAGCCTTCAATGTCGGGATATCCATGCGCCAGACCGGGGTTCACCAGCCGCCACAGATCCTCGTCGGTCCAGTCGTCTTCGGGCTCGGCCATGAAGATGACCGGCAGAGTTGCTGGATCGTCGATCTCGCCCTTCTGGACCTTGATCGCATAGTCCACCGTCTGCCAGGCAAGGTTCTCCTGCCCCCGGCCCGAGGTGCTGGCCACGATCATGAGGGTGCCCGGGACCTTCACCAGCGCCGAGTCGAGCGCCTCCCATTGCCGAAGCCCTGCGCGGCCCTCCCATGCATGCAGCTCGTCCGCGATCACGACGTTCGGCGTCTTGCCGTGCTGCACCTTCCCATCCGAGGCCACGGCGATGTAGCGCGTGCCCATGTCCTTGAACGAGATCTTCGAGACGTACTCCCGAACGGACAGACGCTTCGCGAGCCGCTGGTCGTTCTGCACGATGAGGGCCGCCTCGTTGAACAGCTCCATCGCCTGCTCGTGAGCGGAGGCCGCTGAGACGATCAGCCCGCCCGGTTCGCGCTCCGGCCCGATCAGGTGCAGGAGTGTCAAGGCGGCGCAGAGCGCGGTCTTCCGGTTTCCGCGTGGCAGGAGCAGCACGACGCGGCGCACGATCCGGGTCCCGTCAGGGTGCCGCGGCCCATAGATCCGGCGCACGATCCGCTCCTGCCACGGGTCGAGCTGGAACGGCCGCCCGGGCGCACGGTTCTTCGGATGCTTGAGCATCTTCAGGAACCGAACGGCGCGCTCGCCGTAGCCGAGAGGATCGGCGATCTCGGAGCCGTCTTGGATCCAGTCGGGAACGATCACGAAGCACCCGCCCAATCGAAGAGGCCGTCGTCGTCGTCTCCTTCATCCACGCTAGGGCGGGAGCGGGAGACCGGCGTCGCGCCGATCTCGGCCGCCAGAAGCCGCGCGCGGTTCATGGCTTCGGACTGAATGGCCACGGCCGGGTTCTTGCGCATCGAGACCAGGCAGGAGTTACCATCCTTGTCCACCTTGTAGACCTTCTGGATGGCGCCGCAACGCTGGATCTCACGCTCCATCTCCCGCACGGTGCCCATGGCAAGGCAGTAGTTCTCGAGACTGCCGAGATCGGCCTCGGTCAGGATCTTCCGCTCGGCCAGGATCGGCACGATCCGCGTCCATTCCGCCTTGGCATCCTCGGACAACCAGGCCGGCGGCGGCCTGTCGCCGAGGGGTTCCCGCTCGATCCGGATATGAGGTTTCGTGCCACGCATCAGGAGCCTCCATCCACGGCGACGCAGCGCAGCTCGAGCCCCTTCCGGCGCCCGATGGGCACCACGCCCTTGATGTTGAAATGCTGCCCGTCGAAGCTCACCCGGTCGGACATGGTGATCCCGTCGAGGAAGCGCGTGCGGAAGACGATGGCCGTCTCCTCGCTCACGCCCCAGCCGCGGATGAACTCGGACGCCTCGGCCGTGACGATCTCAGCGCGCAGCGTGGCCTTCCGCGACCAGGTCGGGATCGGCGTCCCGAAATCATCCGTGGCGAAGGTGGCCCCCTCGATCTCGATCACGCGCGCGAGCTTGCCCGACTGCATCATGCCACCTCCTGCACGAGCACCTCGACCGTCACGACGCCGTGCGAGGTCAAGCCGTCCGGGTCGCGCATCTGCCGCATGTCGGCCACCCGGGCATCGGCCGCGTGGAAGCCCGCGGCGAGGAGCAGCCGGTCGGCATGGATGGCGCGGCGGATCTCGCCGCAGATCCGCTTGACGCCCTGGAGCGAGGGCTCCTTCTGCCAGACGTGGACGGTGTGATAGACCCGCTGCCGGTTCCGGGCGATGCTGTCGCCCTCGTCCACCGCCTGCGACTCGCCGAGGATGATGGACGGCGAAGGCGCGGGGCGCTGGTTCACGTCGAGGATGTTCCCCACCGGGACAAGGGCGGTCACGCCTGCGTCGAGCGCGAGGCGCTGCCGGAGAGCCACCTGGACGGCAAGTTCCGCGCTCATCGTCCCGTCTCCCGGACGGCCTTGCCCACGGCGCGCTTGATGGCGGCTGCGGCCTTGGCGCGGTGGAGCCGGAAGGCCGGCCAGAAGAAGGGCTTGGCCTCGTTCTTCGTGGTGCCGTATTCCACCAGGTGCGCATAGCGCACCTCGCTGTTGCCCACCGTCACGGCCGCCTGGTTCTCGCCCACCATCATGGAGCCGCCCGGCTGCGAATAGGCGGGCGTGGCCTCGCCCGGCCCGGTCACGGCGATGGAGTCGGCGAGGTCGCCCGTGTCCTTCGGCGTGATCGCCCGCATGGTGGCCGCCATCTGCTCGGCCTGCTTCACGAGCGCGGGCCGCACCGCCGCGCGCGCCGCCTTCGGGATCGCCTTCATCCTGCGCTGAAATTTGCCGAGGCCGCCATCGTTCGCCATCAGAAGCTCCACTCCCGATATTCCGCGACGATCTCGCGGACGCCGAAGGGCACCTCGCGCGCGCCGGGGCCGGCCGCCTCGCGGTTCTCATACCACCAGGCCGCAAGCTGAAGGATCGCCTCCACCAGCGACGGCGGCACCGGGTCCTGCCCCGCGCCGCCGAAGGTCTCCGCGATCTTGTAGCCGAGGAGCCGGTCGATATGGTTCTGCGCCGCCTTGAGCTTCAGCTCGAGGAGCGCGTCGTCCGTTGCACCGATGTCGTCGGTGAACGAGAGCTGTGCCTTCAGCTCGTCGAGGGTGATGGCGGTCGTCATGGCGCGGTCGCCTCCCTGTCATAGTCGGCGATGAGCAGATCAGCCTGCAGGCGGATCACGCTGTTGGCCGTGTCGAAGACTTCGCGGAACGCGGTCACGAGGCCGCGCCAGTTGCGCGCCCCGGCCGCTCCCGGGAAGGTCAGCCGGAACGCATATTCGTCATGGGATCTTGCCGCCTGCCAGACGATCAACTGGCCCGGGTCCGCGGGCTCGACGCCCATCACGATCTGCATCACGCTCGGCCGGCGCTGGATCTTGAAGGCCTCCAGCTCCTGTGTCTCCTCGCTGCCCACGAAGAAAGACACATGGTCGGTTTCCCATTCGATGCCGACCGTGCCGAGCGCCTCGACATGCGCGACTTCCGTCCAGGACAGGACGGGCAGTTCGGAAATGAAGAGGCGCCCGCCGGCGGTCGGCAACAGCATGGGATCAGGCCTCGGCGTTGATGCGGACGATGTTCGAGTTGATCCAGAGCGAGGCGTTCAGCTTCATAACCGCATTCGCCGTGTCCATCGCCTCGGCCGCGCTGCCCACCTTCGCGATGAACAGCCGCTCGGAGGGCGTGCCGCCGGCCGGGGCGTCGTTGAACACGATCCGGAAGGCGTAGTCGTGAATCGTCTTCTCGGCCGCGATGAGCGCGAGCTGGCCCGCGTCTGCGTAGTCGAGACCGCAGACGAGATCCATGGAGCCCGCGTTCCGGGTGCCCTTCAGGCGCTTGGTCCGGTTCTGGCTGATCGACTCGAAGGTGATCTCGGACGCCGTGTCGCCGAAGGTGCCGAGGCTCTCAACCTCCTTGATCTCGGTCCAGCTCTGGGAGGCGAAGGTCGTCTCGGTCACGTCCGCGCCCGGATCGGCGATCACCCCGCCGATGTAGCATTTCGCGCCGTTCGTTGCGAAAATCATTTCCGTTGTCCTCGTGCTGCGCGCCGCTCCTCGGATTGCTTGGCGCTCGAATGATGGTTGACGCACAGGGCCTGCCAGTTCTTCCGATCCCAGAAGAGGGCGGCATCGCCCCTGTGCGGTTTGACGTGATCCACGACCGTGGCGGGATCTCCGCAGCGGCGGCAGAAGGGGTGCGCGGTGAGGAACTCGGCTCGCGCGCGTTCCCACTTCGAGGTGTAGCCGCGGGCGCTGGAGCTGGGGCGGGTCCGGTCGAACCGTGCCTTGCGCTCCGCGTCCGCCTTGGCCTGGCATTCGCAGCGAAGCCCCGCCGGGACCTTCCGGCCACAGCCGCAGATCCGAGGGGGCTTCCCGGGCATCGTCAGGCCACCGGCTTGTCGAGCGGGTTCAGGATCGCCACGGCACCGGCCGCGATGCTCGTCCCGCCGGCCTTGGTCAGCGCCACGCGGGCGTAACGCTTGTGGCCGGTGTAGCCGAGCCGGTAGCTCTTCGAGGCCTCGAGTGTGGCCGGAGCGTCGGACTTCACCGAGCCCGCCGCCACGTCGCCCCAGCTCGTGCCGTCGTCGCTCTCCTGGAGCTTCACGCCGAAGTCGCCCGAGCTGACGATGGCGCCCGTGTTGACCACAAAGGCCGCCGCCGAGACGCCGAGAAGGTCGATGGTGGCGCCGTTGGCCGCCGCGGACTGGACGGCCGGAGCGAGGGCCGCCACCGCCTTGATGTTCGAATACATGTCGCGCATGTCGCGTGCTCCTTACGAGGTGGCCATCTTCAGCTTGCGGAACTTCGCAGGCTGCAGGACGCGGCCGCCGACACGGCGGGTCGCATGGATGCGGGTCAGGCCCTCGGTCGCCTTGATGTAAGGGTTGACCAGGATGCTCAGGCTCGTGCGGTCCACGATCCGGTAGCCCGACCAGTCCGCATAGGCGATGGGGAACGAGCCGGATTCGAGGTCGGGCATGTCCACCATCTCGACCACCGGGCGGCCGAGGATCGTCTCGGGCTGGCCCGCCTGATAGGACGGCTGCCACAGGAAGTTGCCCTGTCCGTCCTTCAGCTTCCGCAGGACGCCGAGCGTGGTGCCGTTCATGGCCCACGCGCCGCGGTTCCGGTAGGTCGCCGGGATCGCATAGAGCATGGTGATGAGCGCGTCGGCCTTGAGATCGGTCGCGTGGCCGTTGGCGGTGTAGGAGATGCCGGCCGCGTTCATGAAGCCTTCCGGCGCGAGCACGCCGTCACCGGACACGAAGGCGAGGCCCTCCTTCTGGCCGAAGTCCTCGGCGAGCGCGAGGCGAACCTCGGCCTCGGCCTGCCCGGCGCTGTCCGCGAGGAGCTGGTTCGAGATATCGACGTAGGTGTTGACCTCCTTCACCACGACCTCGGCCTGACCGAAGCCCGGCTCGGAGGCCTCCTGCGCCTGCGTCTCGCCCTTCCACTTCGCATTCGTGATGCCGGTACGGGTCGGGTAGATCACCGAGGGCGCGGCCGTGCCGCGGATCGCCGCCACGCTGCGGACGGGCGAGAACTCGACCAGGTCGCGGATGAACTCGGTCGACATTTCGGCGGGCGCCAGATAGCCGCCCTGCGGGTCGCTGGACACGGTCAGCGCCTTCAGCTCCTCGGCCGGGGCCGCGGGACCGGAGCGCAGATAGGCGCCGAACGCCTTGCGCTCGACCTCCGCCTCGGGCTTCGGCTCGGTCGTGCCGGGGCGGTTCACCTTCGCCTCGAGCTTGTCGAGCCGCGCGACGAGCGGCGACGTGTCGGCTTTCTTCTCGAGGTCGCCGATCCGCTCATTGAGCGTCTTCGACAGATCCTCGAGCGCCTTGGTGACGATCCCGGCCGGATCGTCCTCCTCGCCCTTCCGGTCGAGCTTGGTGCTGCCGAGCAGCTGGTCCTTCGTCATGTGCCGCATCATTTCCTCGCTGCGAGCTGCGCCGTAGCGCGTTGGAGTGCTTCGGCGAGGCGCAGGGCGCTCACCGCATCTTTGGCCGAGGTGACCCTCGCGCCGGGGTGCATCGGGACAACCACGAGGGACGCCTCGACCAGTTCGAGCGCCTTGATCGTCCGCCCGCCTCCGGGGCGAGGCGCGGCCTTCTTCGTCACGAAGCCGATGGAGATCCCGCGGACGGCGCCCGCCTGGACGAGCGCGCGCACCTCGCGCGCCCGCGGCAGCTCGTCGACGAGGAGCCTGCCGGACAGGTGGAGCCCATCCGCCTTCTCGGCGGCGGCATCCCAGACGCCGATGGGGTCGCTCATGTCGTGGCCGAAGAGCATGGGGAGCGGCAGGGAGACGCCCGCGAATGCACCCTTCTCCACCATGTCGCCGATCCGGTCTGCCGTGGCGAACTTCCACGCCACGCCGGAGATGGCGCCGGCCGCGTCCGCCAGGATCTTCGTCTCGAGGAATGCGCGCTCCATCAGCGGCCCCCGCGGTGCGCGCGCCGGTCGGCGGCATAGGCATCGATCTGCGCCTCCACCCAGGTCGCCGCGCGCAGGAGGCGCACCACGTTCGCATGGGTGAAGGGCACGGGCTCGCCGTCCTGCGTGATCTCCCAGCCCAGGACGCAGCGCGCGAGGCTGTTGACGCGGGCGCGCTCCCGGGCCTCGGCCGAGACGCGGCCCTCCATGTCCGCGGCCTCCGCCAGCTCGTCGGCGAGGGCGAGGCGGGCCTTCGCCTGCGTCCGGCTGTCGGGCCCGGCCACGCGGACGCGCATCCCGGTGGCGGCGCCAATCACCGGGTCGAGGAGATCGAACCAGACGCCGCGCTCCTGGTCTTCCGCATCGGCGAGGATGGCGCTCAGGTCATTCAGCATTCGGCGGCTCCTGTTGCGGCGGCTCCGGGGCGGCCGTGATGTTCGGGTTGCGGAACTCGTCGCCGCCCTGACGCGGCTCCATGCCCAGCTAGGCGCGGCCCTCGTTCGGGTTCAGCACCTGACTTGCGATGAGCGAGTTGATCGTGGTGGAGCGGGTCGCGAGATCGGCGCGGCTGATGTCGTCGCGGTCGAAGCGGATGGCGAAGCGCCCGCGCTCCTCCTCCGTCAGGAGCGCCCGGCCGAGGGCGCCCTCCAGCGCCTTCAGGCGCGGCTCAAGGCAGTAGCTCAGGAACTCCTTCGCCTTCTGCTCGGCATTGCCCCAGGTCGCGCGCTCGAGGTCGCCGATCATCGGCGCCGGGATGTTGAAGGCCCGCGCGATCTCGGTGATCTGGAACTTGCGGTTCTCGAGGAACTGCGCATCCGTGCTGGCGAGGGTGAGCGGTTGGAACGTCGCGCCGTCGTAGAGGATCGCCGTGGCGCCGCCCGCATCCTGCCCCTCGTGCGTCGAGCGCCACGCAGCCCGCGCCTTCTTCACGGCCTCGTCGCCCATGCCCTTCGGGAAAGACAGGGCGCCCGAGGGGCGGGCACCCCGGCCAAACAGGCGGGCCGCATGGCGCTCCATCACGATGGCCGCGGCGATGGCCTCGCGCGCCAGCGTCACCGGGCAGCGGCCGAAGGGCTCGCGCAGGTGGATCACATCGGCGGAACGCAGGGGGGTGCTGTTCAGACTGTAGCGCGGTTCGCCCGTGGCCTGGTCGAACTCGACCGCAACCACGCCGCGCCGGTAGTGGATGATCTCGACCGGGCGGCCGTCGATGCGGTTCACCCACGCCAGCGCGCCGATATCGGTCAGGAGGGCGTCGATCACGAGATCCCGGATCAGCTCGGAACCGGAGGTCCAGTCGTTCGCCCGGTCGCGCAAGAGGGGCAGGATCGGGTGCGCGGGAGCGTCGGTCTCACTGCCATTCGCGGCGATCTCGACCACCTTCACGTCGAGCGTGGCGGCGGCCTCCGAGATGGTGCGCACGGCCGCCGAGACCGCAGGCACCTTCAGCGCCTCAAGCGGCGTGACCGAGGCGCCGGAGATGGTCGGCGTCACCCCGAAGATGGCCGAGAGATCCTCGGACGGGGTGGCGAGCGACTTGCGGGTGAGGGGCCAGAGTTTCATGCCGCCAGCATGGGCTCAGGCCCGGAGAGCGGGCAATCCGCGCAGCCCTTGGAAACCGTTGGATTCCGTTGGTTTTCATTGGTCGCCCTCGACGAGCCAGGCGAGGAGGCGGCTCCGCAGGGCGAAATACTGCCCGCCCTTCTTCGAGATCGGCGCCCCGGTGGACGGATCGTTCGCCAGCCGCCGCGCCTTGTCCACCCCGCACCCCAGGACCTGCGCAATTGCAGGCAGGCCCCACACCTTCCGGTCCCCGTTCACCATCTCATCGAAGCGGAACCTGTCCAGCTCCGGCAGGTCGGCGGCCTTCCTTCTGACGGGTCTTTCAGCGTAACCCATTGAAAACTCCCAATTCCCGCAAATATCGCGCAAGGTTCCCCGCGCCGGTCCCCTCAAAGGGCCGAAAGTTCAGGCCCACCCCCCGCCGCGCGCCGCGGCCGCGCGGCCTTTGCCCGCTCGATCTCGGTCTCGGCGGTGTATCGCATCGCTCGCAGGCCTCTCTGCATCCTCGCGAGCTGATCCGCCGCGCGGAGCGTCAGGACGCTTCCCTCGCAGGCCAGCTCGAGCAGCTCCATGTCGAGCATCCGCATCCGATCCAGCAGCTTCTCAGCGCTTCTTCCGTCTGCCCCACGTCGCACCAGCTTCATCTCGCGATCTCCTTCTCTGCCTTCAATCATCTCGCCATCGGCACCGGAGGCGCGCGCCCTCGCGCGCGTCTATCCTTCTGCCCCGAACCGCCTAAGGGCGGTTCAGGGCATAGGACGACCAGCCCGAGGCAAGCCTCAGGCTGTTCCATGCCCTCCCGATCTCGCTCCATCAGGAGCTGCCGTTCGGACCCTTCTGGTCGTGCGTTCCCGCCAGAAAGTTGACCGCTACTTGCGACACGTCGAACGCTGTGCCGGGGATCGCGCTTCGGTCTTTCGGACTGCGCTCGCCTGTGATCCCGCCCCATGGTAGGCATTCCTCCTGCCGCCACCGTCTGAACCGACCGAACAGGAGACCCCGCGATTGTCCGGCGCGGGGAGCCGGCGTCCTTCCCTCAGATCCGATGTGACAGCGGTGAAGCTGCTTCTCGCTTCGGTGCGTATCCGGCGCGGTCTGTGCCCGCCGACCTACCACCAGCACCCGTGCGCCCTATGGCGTCACGCTGCCTGTTCTGCGACGACGCAGGTAGTCACCGGGTCTCCATCCTGATCTTCGCCCAGGTGCACGAGGCGAAGGACATAAGAGAACTTGTATCCTGTTGGCCCATCTCGTTGTTTCGTTACCTCAGCCGTGATGACGTTGACCTCCGGATCTCGGCTGAGCTTGATCTCGGTATCGATGGCTCCGAGGAGCGAAGAGTGCCCCCGGGCGCCCTTGTCGCCATCCTTCCCCGAATGGTGGATCAGCATGACGTGCGCGCCGGTCGCCCGCCGCACATGGTCGAGCCCGGCCATCAGGTCGTTGATGCCGAGCGCTGTATTCTCGTCTCCGGCACCCATGACCCTCGCCATGGTGTCGAAGATGATCAGGTCGAAGGGCTCCCCACCGATGGCCGAAAGGTGTTGAAGCATTTCGGCGAGGGGAAAGGCTTGTGACCTCTGGCCGGTCATGCAGAGGGAGCAGGAAAGGACCCAGATCTCCGGATGATCCAAGGCCGCGACCCGATTGTCGAACGATGACCCACCCTCGGCCGCCACATAGAGAACGCGGCCCTTCCTGACCCGGCGCCCGGCCCATATCTCTCCCTTCGACACATGGTGCGCGATGTCGAGGGCGAGGAAGGACTTGCCCACGTTCGGAGGACCGTAGACGACCGAGCTTCCGCCGCGGTCAAGCCAGCCCTTGATCAGGTAGTTCCGGTGCAGGTGCGGTCTGATATCCGAGGCAGGACGCGCGTACTCGAGGAGAGCTTGCGCCTGCGGCCTCAGCTTCGAGCGCGCAGCCTTCAGAGAGGTGACATTCTCGCTGGCCCCCGATTCCGGACGGATGGCGTCGAACGGATCTCCGCTCATACCGATACCTCACGCCGAAAGGCTCCTGTCGGATCGGCGCGGCGCAGAAAAGAGTGGCGGTCGGCCTCGGGAAGACTGCGCCACAGCTCAGCCATGAGCTTCTTGCGCTCGGGCAGGCAGAGCGCAGTGCGCCCCTGCAGGATCGCCCGCATTGCAGCCGCCATGTATTCGACCAGCTCGACGGGCGTAGCCACAGCCGCCCACCATTTGGCATCCTCGCGCACCGTCCCGAACACATCATGAGGTGGTGTGCCTGCCGAGAGGCGCCGCAGCTCCTCCGTCATGATGTCGGCGGCGTCGTGTGGATTAGCCGCCCAGATTGCACGGTGGAGCGCTATTGCGCGCAGAAGGCGGCTCGAGTATTCTTCCGCCTCAAGGATGCCTTCCTCACCGGCGGCTTCCTCAAGTTCCGCCCCGACTGCGCCGGCCAGCGCGTCGGGGCTACTTTGTTCCAGCTCGCTCATCCGCCGTCCTCACGCAGCCTCGGGGCGCGAGGCCAGCCACTCGCTGATCCTGCTTTCGGGCCATGCGACGGCTCGGCTGGTCAGCTTGACTGGCTTCGGGAACTTACCTTCGGCCATAAGACGGTAGATGGTGGTGCGGCTCAGGCCGGTGACACTTTCGACATTCGTCCGCCTAAGGTACTTCTCGGGCATCCTCTGGTTTCCTCGCTAAGTATCGGGCTACAGCGGGAACTTAAGGGACGATGAGAACACGAACCGACGGTTAGTTGCCGACTTTCTTGCGAACCACTGGTTAGTTTCTATCCAAGTCCTTGGCCGACGCACTTTTTATTATGTCTCGGAAGTGGTCCAGCCAGTCGTCGAACCACCTATCGGACAGCAACTGTGACCCGATAGTGAAGATCGGCTCGGCAGTCCTTTTGTCATGATCGGCAGCCAGGCGGCGAGCCAGCTTCTTGGCTTCGCGGTCGCCCGCGAACGCAAACTCGTCTAAGCGGTCAAGCGCCAACATGTCCAAAACGTGATATCGCTCCCCCCTCTTGTTCGCCTGACCGCCCTTCCGGCCGCTCTCCCTATTCTTTTCCACCTGCTCATAATACTTAAGTGCTGCTTTCTCATGCTCGAGCTTCCACCACGCATCTCTGTAGAGAAACCCAATCTCGAATGCCTTTTGCGCAATCAATTCGGTCGACCGCCTAGCATCCCGAGCCAGGTCTTCGAAGTCAGACAGGGCGCGCGCCGATGAGCGATAGAAGGTTTCGTCGCTCGAAATGGCGTCCTCTATAGCAGAATCTCGGAGAGCGATATGAGCGGCATACCAATGCGGCTCCCCCGGCTCCCCATCTCCCGCCGCTGAATAAATCCCCCCTGGGTCGCTAATCAGCTCGTTCCAACCCACCCTTGCAAGTGTCTCAAATGGGAGATCCACATCAGCGTTGTGCTTGCAAGCGGCAAGGTAAGCTGAAATCTCGTCTCTGTCCTGCGTGTCGATGCTCTCCGGACGGTTCTCGAACACCCATAGAGCCACAGCCGTACACTGTTCCACGCTGAGTTCGTCTTGCGCCGAGTAATTGTCCGCAGCCCAACGAACCGCCTCTTTATAATCTGGAACGTACCCATGCAGGTTAGTGGGATCCAGATTAGTGACTTCGGCCGATGGTCGGGATGGCATGTTTAGGATGAGCTTCGCTCGCTGAGAGAATGTTCCGCTTGGCTTGCTGTAGTTTGTGAGGGATCGCTTAATATTCATTTTGTCACTCTCTGCTCGGCGATGAAGCTTGCCCACGCATTCATCAGTTTCCGTCTCTTCTCGAATAAGTCGCTCCGAGCATAGGCTCGTTCAGTAGCGTCTCCTGCTTGGTGCGCAAGCGCGGCCTCGGCCACCTCGCGCGGAAAGTTCGTCTTCTCCTGTGCCCACGTCCGGAAACTGGTCCTGAACCCGTGGACGTCGACCTCGAAGCCCTTCTCGCGCACCAGCTTCAGAAGCGTGGCATCGGAAAGTGGCCGGCCCGTCTTGCTGCCGGGGAACACGAGGTCTGATCCATCGCGTATACCTTTGGCCTGCTCCAACAACGCTAAAGCTCGCGGCGCCAAAGGGACTCGGTGATCGCGCTTAGCCTTCATCCGCGCCATCGGGATCGTCCACACCTTTGCCACCAGGTCGAACTCGGACCAAACAGCCTCACGCGCCTCGGCCGATCTCACGCAGCACAATAGCAGCAACTCAAAGCACAGCTTCGTACTGATCCCGGCATTCGATGTCTGGATGGCATCGAGGCAACGCGCCACGTCGTTGTAGCTAAGAGATTTCCGGTGCTGCTTTCCGTCTGCCTGCTTTGGTAGCGCCTTGGCGATTGTCTCGACAGGATTGTCCTTGCGCCAACCCTTGGCGATGCCCCATTTCATCACCGTCCCTATCCGCTGCTTGACCCGCCGCGCAGTTTCGGGCTTTTCCAGCCATATCGGAGTAAGAGCGGCCAGTATGTCAGCGCTACTGACTTGTGACATCTTCACCTTGCCCATCTTTGGAAAGGCGTAGGCCTCAAGCGTCGAGATGAACTGTGCCGCGTGCTTCTCGTTCCGCCATGTCGGCTTGTGGATCTCGTGCACCTTGCGCGCAGCCTCCTCGAAGGTCAT